GGTTTCTTATTTCTAATAACTTAGGATCGTCCCATACTGGTGTCATGTTAAAATTAAACATACTTCCTTCGACTGCAAGATTATTAAGATTAAGAGAGTGAAACAGTATTTCATAAAAATCTGAAGTATCTCCCTCATTTAGTTTATCTCTATATTTTTTATTTGCAGCAAGCAGAATATATTTTGAATATTCTGGATCTAATCCGCTACTTCCCTTTGTTATCCAAAGTGGATCTAATATATGTGTATCACCCATTTTTAATTTGTAAATTGTTTTTATTATTTATTCTACTGAAAAAAAGAAGTTCAGTTTACTTAATCGAATGTGAATAAATAATAAAAAGTATAAAATTCAATCAGATGGCTAATATTACGTTGAAATTATTAATAAATCCAGATAAAAATTCTTTAACCTTTAGCAAAAATTATAGAATATTTACTACTGATGATCCGGTTAGCAATATTACGGGATTAACCGAAATGATTGAAGATATAATATTGAGTTCTCCAGGGCTTGACTTATCATACTTAAAAAGATATTTTAGATACTCAAGAAATAAATTAGACTGGTCACTATGGTACAGCGTTGAGCCTGGAAATTTAGGTTCTGCTGATGATATTATATTAGAAGACAATCAAGAATTCTACTTTGAGTTAAAATATGAATACGACAACGGAACCAACGACGAACTCGGTGGAATTATAGAAATAAATGAAGTTAAGTTGAGATTCTCAACAACTGATCCAATATCAAATACTTACGCTCCTGTTTTAATATGTTCAGATGAAAAGTGCACAACCTTAATTGTAAACACCGATCCTAGTTTTAAACCATACCAGGTTGATAGCGCAATCGGAATGTTTAAAGAGCTTTCATTCTACACCAATAAAATGTTTGGGCACGAAGTCGTTTACTTCAGAACAGTACCAGAGTCTAATAGCGGAGATTTTATATTTAAAGAATGGACACTATTTAAAAATGTAGATCGTAAATGTGTAAAGGTTCTAGTTCCTAAGAATTCTTTCCCGAGTAACGATCCTAAATATACAGAATTTGGACTTGATTTCCAATCTCCATTCGAGGTTCACTTAGATCATAATTATTTCCAATCCATATTCGGAAAAGGATCTCATCCTAGACATCGGGACTTTTTATACTTTCCACTGTTAAACCGAATGTATGAAGTCGCTGGAAGTTATTTACACAGAGGATTTATGATGGAGGCAACGTATTGGAAAGTTAACCTACAAAAATACAATCCAAACATCGACATGCTACTTACTGATGATTCTAGGACATTCCTAGATAACGTAATTCAGTCTGCAGATGAACTATTTAAAGATGAGGTTGAGAATGACACGGCGGATGCTACAATGCCTCAACAATATAATACAATAAGTACTAGATTCGATCCATCTAGAAGTGCTATCCATCCAGACCTAAGAATAAGACCTTTGAAATATAACTTTAATCATGCAAGTCTTATTGAAAATTACTATGATCTTAGTGCAATAGTTTCACAGGTTACATCATATGAGATCACACAGGACACAGTTCTTACTAGCCAAAGTATCAATGTTGAAACTCTGCCAAGTTTAAACGAGGGGATCCCTAGTGATTATGATGTTATACTCGCATATCAAGATTCAGGACCATATAAATCTTGGAAAAACAACGAATTAATTACTTCTGATAAAAACGTGTTTGGGAGTGATTCTAAATTTATTAGAGTAAGAGGCCCGATTGATACTATTCCAAATCATGACGGAAGTTCTGATTCAGGCAGATACGTTAGAATTGAAGCATATTCAGATCTTTCATATAAGAAACAAAAGAATATAATGCACGGATTAAATGTGGATGGAAAAGACACAGTTAGCTTTAAAATAAGAGAGAGCTCTATAATATATAATGCTGAACCTATTTTCGATAAGGAATCAAATTGTAACCTATCATACACTTCAATGTTTAACTTAAATACAGCAAGTGATGCAGTTCAATTCTTAAATGGATACGATAATGAATCTCAACTAGGTCTTAAAATATCAGGACAGTTTGCTAAATACGTAGGAGATGTTAAGAATGGAGATTTTACAATAACCGTTCAAATTAACGGAACTCTTAAAACACATACTATTTCTAATTTCAACAGTGGAGAATGGTATGCAGTTGCAGTATCACTATCTAACGAATTTAAACAGTGTGGAATTTATATATATTCCGTAAAGGAGGATATTGCAGATATCACAAACCACAATGATTTTATAAAAGTATTTGAAAGCATAGAAGATATTCCTGAATTAGGTTTTAATCTAAGAGGAGAAAAATATTATATTCCATCTTCAAATATGTGGATAGCAAACGTAAGATTATTCAATACAATGTTGCGAGAAGAAGATCATGATTTTATACTAAGTCAACAGTATTTAAAAGATGAGTCTACGTTATTAATAATCGATAACTGTAAACCTCAACAAAACCTTCCATATATCGCAAAAAATAGGTAACATTAATGAAACATATATTATCTTATCATAGCTTGAATGAGTCTGAATCTAAAGTAGATATTAATAAATTTAAAGAGATGAGCTACCATGAAATGCTTAAGCGAAACCCAGAGTCTGAAAAAAGGGATTGGGATATGCTTATAGAAAAGGATATCGATAAACTGTTATCAAATAAGAATGTTAAGCTTACGTCAGACGATATAACTTATATAAAAAAGACTATTAAACCAATAATACTATTAGCTAATCACAATGCGAGGATAATACACTATCGAAAACTAATAGACGATCCATCTAATTTTAAATTAGAAACTGTATACACCGATGTGCTTACTCAGTGTATTAAGCCGGCTATTACATCACTAGTTAGACTTATTCGTGAAAAAATGAGTAAAGTGGATCTAAAAATAGTTAAAGGGTTATGGGTGACTACTTGGAAGTCTACCGTAATGGACGGAATATCCTTATATCGAATTTCATCATTGCATGGACAACTGGGATATGAAACCTCTGTCAAATCTGCACTAGTATATTATGCTAAACATAATCCTGAAGTTTGGGACAAAGTAATTAACAACGTTATTAGCGTAAAAAATGAAAAGTGGAGATGGATAGGTGATGGTTTTACAAACATAACATACGAAGTGTTAGACGAGTTTTTTTAAATAAATAAGAATATATGCAAACATCAGATCATAATAATATAATTAATAAGAATACACAAGATGTTTTTCTTAGAAATGCGTCGTTGGCGGTCCTAGATGTTCTCAATAGAAGAGTAATAATAGATCTTGTTAGAGACGGCGTTGTAACTAAACATGAGGTCCCGTTTTTATATAACAACGCAGGAACTGGAGGATTCATGCAAGATTTCTTCATAGATATGCCAGATGGTTGTAAGTATCCTGAATTCGCTGAAGGAAACTACGATCAACTTCCAAGAGGAATAGTTACACTTAATAATTTTGCAATCAAGAGTGGCGACATAACTAATCCATTTGTGAGAGGAACATTTAAACAAGAAGAAATCGAGCAACTTAATGATAGAAAGGTTATGAAAGCTTACTCCGCAAGATTAAAAACTTTACCTATGGATTTAGCATTTCAAATACAAATAAAAAGTGATAACCTAAATAAAACATTTAAGATTGTAGAAAAAATATTTGATTTTTATTATAAAAACGAGGTTGCATATTTTCAATATCGAGGAATTAGAATCCCGGGACAATTAAGATTTCCAGAAACAATTACCCATGATAAGAAATACAACTTCACATATGATACGGATCAAAATATAACTACAACATTTAATGTAGAATTAGAGACTTATTATCCATCATTTGATGATTCATCTACTATGTATAAAGGTAATGTGATAGATCAATTTAATGTTGTTAAAAAAGCGCAAGGAAGTAATACTACAATAGCGGATGGTTATATTGATAGAGATGCACCCGAAGTAGAATAATGAAGAGAAACATACAAACATATTTACAGTTTATCAATGAGGACGTGAGACACGAAGGAGATATGTGGAATGTGTATATAGGAAAGAGATTAGTTGGATCATACGACAATAGAAAAGAAGCAAGAGATAAAAATGATTCATATAAAAAACAAAAAACTAGATAATGATTTTAAATGCTAGAAATAATGGATTTGTAGTCCTCTTTCCACCTAATTTTTTTGGTGATGAAATTAAAGAAAAATACAAGAAGTATTATCAAAGTTTAATACTTCCATATGATACTATTGAGGAGTTTATGTCTTCTACTATTCAGCAAATTGAATTTCCAGGATGGGACATTCCGATTGTTAACCAAACTAGAACACTAGGTAAGAAACAAGGATATAAAGACCCAACACCAATTGAAGATCTGTTTAAAAGAGAATTTACGATTACATTTAAAATGGCTGACGCATTTATAAATTATTGGATATTCTTAGACAACTCTCTTAGTTATCTAACTCATATAGATCATAATAATACTAAGAACACGTTAGAACCAATTAGGTTAACACTTCTTAATAATGAAGGATATATGGTATCTTCTGTAATTTTTAATAAACCAATCTTAAAGGGACAGGATGGAATTAAATTATCATATAGTTCAGTAACTCCCGACTTCAAAACATTCAATGCTAAGTTTGAATATCTTAATTTTGATTTAGATATCGACTTTGATTAATACTCCCGTTGAGAATGCTCGCACTTGGACCCAAGCAAATACACATCCTATTTTATCCTGATGATTTATTTTATTCTCTTATTACTAGTTGATAATCTGTAACAGTAATAGCAGCACTAGCACCAGTTGATTTAATCTGCATTTTTACTGCATCACCATTATTAAATAGAGTTCCATAATTTATAGCTATTGTCCCTACATCTAATGAAAATCCTCCTGAACCATCAAATTCTACTTCTACTTCACTTCCAGGTAAAAGAACATAACCGGCACCTGAATCTTTAAAAATACCTACAGTATATGTATCATCATTACCTCCTGAATCTAAAGATAATGAAGCGTGTATTGAGCAATATATTTGTTTTGTTCCATCATAAGTTACTATACCAGTATTAGCCGATGTAAATCTAACCGCAGCTTGTGTTGCAGCGGAAGCTCCTGTATCAACATCTGCATAAACAGCACTTACAGTTGTAGCAGTTGCATTTGCTGACAATGTGGAAACAGCTCCACTTGTAGAGTTTAAAATTCCTTGATTTGCAAAAACATCAAACTTATATGTAGCAGTTTGAGAGTAGTCTGGTAATAATTGAACAGGAATTTCAGGTAGAAATACTTTTCCCGTTGTTAAACCTACATTTATAAAAGCATTTGAACTAATTGTTCCAAAACCCGTAGTAGAAGCTGTGTCAATATCTATGCCTACTTGTGTCTGTTGTGGATGTACTATTCCACCATTTATATTTACTGCTCCAAATCCAGGACCCCCTGCATTGTCTAATAGTTCAATCATTGATGCAGTAGAGTAACCAGTTACTTCCCAATCAACACCTAAAGTAGTTGAAGGTTGTCTATTAACATTATTTGTTAGTGCTCTATAAAATGTTGGTCCTTCGGTTACAATATCTCCAAGACTATAAGAAGTTACTGCATCCCACGCTCCTAAACTATTAGCTATGTTTGTTTCATCAAACCATCTTACATACTCACAAGAACTTAACTGTAACTTAGATACATTCTTAAATTGACAACCAATAGTAGTAGCTTTAATGTACCAAACTAAAGTATTCTGAATATCAACCAAGTCAAAACCTTCTATAAACCAAACATCAAAACAATTTCTAAATTGACAGTTAATAATAGTTAATACCTTATCCCTTCCCGCATTGTATTCAGCAGCATCATAGTTAACTGCTCTTAAAACAACATCCCCACCTGTAGAATTTGTTGATGAGAATTTTAAATTTGATAATTGAAAGTTTACATCAGTAACAGTTATAAAATCTCCTGCACCTGCTGCTCCTGTATAAGTTAAACCATCAACATCTCTATCCCATCCAATAATAGCAATATTAGAATTAGTAATAGCTAATCTATTAGTGCAATTAATATTACCTCTTACGAAGTATGCTGTATTTGCAGCAAGAGTTATAACACCAGCAACCGCAGTACCAAAATCTGATTCTTGTGATACCTCTTTCATTATAGTGCCATTAACTGTACCAGGTGTGAATACACTACCACCTCCACCTGGAAGATTATCAATTAGTACTTTCTTATGAGTACTATCAGTTGCATCCCAAGTCATTAC